AAAATCTTGAAATTCAAGCGACGTCGAACACGGGGTTCAATTCGGTTCCTGTGATTTGGGTATCGGCTGAGCGCTCTTTTCAAGTCAAAAACAATAGAACCCTTAGGGATTCCGACGACCAGTTTATTCTGCCCGTGATTTCCGTGGAGAGAAATAGTTTTGAAAAGTCGTTAAGTAGGAAGGGGGGAGTGTTTGGAAATGCTTTTCCGGTAAATGATGTGAAGGGGGGTTCGGTAACAATTGCTCGCCGCATCAATCAAGATAAAACAGCTAACTTTGCACGCGCCGCATCTAAACGAAGGTTTGGACAGCTTAATTATAAGTTCAACAATCCACAGGTAATATACGAAACTATAACAATTCCTCTTCCTATCTACGTGGACGTTTCGTATACCATTCGATTACAGGCAGAGTACCAGCAACAGATGAACGATATGATGGCTCCTTTTGTTAACTTGGGGTATGGTATAAATTACTTTACGCTACTACGCAATGGACACAAGTATGAAGCATTTGTAGATGGGAATTTTCAAAGCAATAACAATGCTAACGCTCTGGGGGAAGAGGAGAGAATGTATCAAACGGATATCAATATAAAGGTTTTAGGGCATATTATCGGGGCAGACAAAAACCAGGAGCGCCCAAAGATTGTTCGTAGAGAAAATATGGTTGATATTACGATTGGAAGAGAAAGAGCAATTTTCGGCGATATACCTGATCATTTAAATGCCCCGGAAAAATACCGCAGCTAGGTGTTGTTTTGAAAGTGGTTTTAACTACTTATTTATAGCACCATCGTTATTAGGAGTACATTTTTATGTCAGTGAAATCATTTAAGTTCGTAAGCCCAGGCATTTTTGTTAATGAAATAGATAATTCGGCCCTCCCGGAGGCGCCTGCTCAAATCGGGCCTTTGGTTATTGGCAGAACCCTTCGGGGACCCGCGATGCGCCCTGTTAAAGTTAATTCTCTTGAAGAATTTATTAATGTTTTTGGCCCCCCGGTAGGGGGAGGACAGACCTCAGATGTTTGGAGAAACCCAGGCGAAACCAGTCCTTTATATTGTCCTTACGCGGTGCAAGCGTATTTGGCCAATAGCTCTCCAATAACAGTAGTAAGACTTCTTGGTGAAGAGTCTGTGGACGCGAGTTCGACTGGGTACGCTGGATGGAAGACGACGCAGGATCCAGACAACACCTTGGCTGACTGCGGGGGTGCTTTTGGCCTGTTCCTAATCCAGTCTGGGACTAACCCCGTTCATGCTGCTGGTAGTATGACCGTTGGGAATTATGCTGATGTTAATAATGGGCAAACTTTCTCCTTAACCGCTACAGATGGAGCAATTTGCGTCTTCACAATTGACACAGCAGTTTCCACCACAACCTCCAACATCGTCGGAACTAATGGCATTAGTTCCGATGATGAAATGGCAGCGCAAATTATTGCTACTATTAATGATGCAACCGCAGGTTCGGGTTCTGGTGTGGGATATACCGCGCTCGAATTCCCCGCATCGGATGGATACCTAGAAATTGTCCAAGATACGGTGGGTGTAAATGGAAACCGGGCTATTGCAGACGCTATCAGTGGGATAACCGTACTTGATATGTCCGGAGGGGTTGATGGAACGTGGAGCGACTTAACGGGAACGTTAGCGGCAGTTTTCTATGCCGATTCAGGCTCGACTGTACTTTTAACCGGGTCAACCATGAATGCTAGCTCCCCCGCGCCGGTAACAGCCGCCGCTCGGACTTTCATTCAGTCGGTAAGCGATTATCATGCTTTTGATATAGTGGTAACGTCTTCAGTTGCAACGAGCGAAAAGATTAGAGTTAACTTTAATGTGGATTCCCCCGATTATATTAGAAATGTGTGTAATACAAATCCGACTTTATTAAACGGCACTATCTCTAATACTACAAAGCCTTACTTCCTTGGTGAAACTTATACACGTAATGTATTGGACTTACTTGGCAATGGTTCGACCACGCAAGGGGCTACTATGGGCATGATCTTGCCTCTGGAGGCATCGGCCAGCACAGACAGCAGCGTTCAATGGCAGGACAGACAAATTCCCGCTAAGGCGGCCCAATCGGGGTGGCTTTTTGCCAATGATAGTGGCCTGGATACGTCGTTTGATGCTTATAATGCTAAGAAGTTGTTTAAGTTCCACAGTTTGAAGGCCGGGACCTGGGACCAGCGTAATGTTAAGATTTCTATTCAAGACATTCGGGCGCCGCTGAACAGTACTACTTCGAAATATAGTACCTTTACAGTCGTTGTGCGCAAGATGAGCGACAACGACGCCCGACTTCTAATAATGGAGCAGTTCTCCAACTGCAACTTGAACCCGTCTAGTCCGAGCTATATTGCTCGTAAGATTGGCGATAAGTACTATGACTTTGATGCGGTCGAAAGAAGAATAAAAGAGTATGGTCAATATGCTAATCAATCCAAATATATTCGCATGGAGATGGATCTAAATGTGGACGCCGAGGGGGCGCCTGATGTGGTACCATTTGGTTTCTTTGGGCCGTCTACGTTCAAAGGGTTTACGGTTATGTCAGGGGCGGATGCTCCTCTTGCCTTTGGCTCGGATGGTTACACTCCTCCTGGTTCGCTAACTCCATATTCCGGCGCGATGGGTCATGAAACCTCCTATGGTATACCGAAGGACCCGTCACCCGACACAGGACTCGGGCGATACTGGGCTTGGTCTGGTGACGCTAAAGTAACAGCGTCCTTTAGATTCCCCAAGATTCCCTTAAGATTATCGTCCTCTGATGAAGGTCTCCCCTTGAACTCTAAAGCATATTGGGGCTTCTCTTCTTACCGCGCACTTGGGGACGTTACATTCAACAAGGATGTTGTAGATGTTCTGGAAATTCTTCCCGACCGTGGGTTCTATACTGAGACGTTTGCGGCACCGGCTTCGATAGATACAAACTTCTTGGAAATTCCTGTTATCTTCACGCTGGATGATATTCGCGCAACTGACCCGACTGCTGGAAGTACCGATAGAAGGCTTTTCTATGAGTCTGGTTCTAGGCAGGCCGACACTTCCATTAGTGCCGATGCTGCTGGCTACACGAAGCCTGGCTCATCTACGACCAAATATGGCTATCGGGCTACGTTGTTGGCGGGTGCTGATCGCTTTACGTTACCTCTGGTAGGCGGAAGTGATGGTTTTGACATTACGGAAAAGGATCCGCTTAGAAACTCGCAGTGGGATGCAACCACGACTGAAGTAACCAGCTATTCGTATAACACTGTTAAGCAAGCCATTGATATTGTGAGGGATGCCGAAATTGTGGACTTTAATGTCTTAAATGTTCCCGGTATCACTAACGAGGCTTTAACGCTTCATGCAATAGAGACGGCAGAAAGCCGAGCGGATGCTTTAGCAGTTATTGATCTCACTGGTGATTATGCAGCGGCTAGTGAGAACACCTTACCGTTCTCTGACCGAGTGGGGTATGTAGACGCCGCTGTGAGCAACATCAAAGCTCGTAACTTAGATAGTAGCTACGGGTGTGCGTATTATCCTTGGGTACAGATATTTGATAAGATTAACAATCAGTATGTGTGGGTGCCCCCTTCCGTCGTGGGACTGGGCACAATGTCTAACTCTCAAGCACGCAGTGAGGTGTGGTTTGCACCTGCGGGCTTTAATCGAGGGGGCTTAAGCGCAGGCGCTGCGGGTATTCCCGTAACGGCCATTACGCAGAAGCTTAGCAGCACGGAAAGAGATGACCTTTATGAGGTTAACATTAATCCCATTGCGAGCTTCCCAGCAGAGGGGATCGTGGTGTTCGGACAGAAGACGCTTCAAGCAACGCCCTCGGCTCTTGATCGTATTAGTGTTCGTCGTCTTCTTATCTTACTCAAGAAAACCATTTCGAGAATGGCCACTACCGTGCTTTTTGACCAGAACATTGATGTTACTTGGAACAGGTTTAGTGGGATGGTTGAACCCTTCTTAAGGTCGGTTCAGTTAAGGTACGGGCTTGAAGATTACAAGATTGCTTTAGATAGAACTACCACTACCCCTGAGCTAGTGGATAGGAACATCATGTATGCCCAGATTTACTTGAAGCCTGCGAAGTCGATTGAGTTTATTGCCATTGACTTTAACATATCGAGAAGCGGAGCATCGTTTGAGGACTAGAAAAAATGAGGGGAAATATTTCCCCTCACTATTTATTATACAGTATAGGAGAATAAGATAATGCCATTTTGGTCAGATGCAAGTTTCGGAACCCCGGATCCAAAAAGAAAGTATAGATGGCTTGTGCAGTTGGGTGGCATGCCGCCTTGGATTGCCAAAAAGGTAAGTAAGCCTGGTTGGGAAGTTTCGGAGACGAAGCATAATTACCTTATTCACCAGTTCTACTATCCGGGGCGCGTTACGTGGAAGGATGTCAGTCTCACACTGGTGGATCCAGCAGGGGCTGGGACAGATACGATGCAGACTATCTACAACAAATTGGTTGAAAGCGGTTATGCGCCGCCAGAGTCTGAAACTAACTATAATACTATTTCACGGTCGGCGGCTGTTACGTCCTTAGGCAGAGTTGTTATTCAGCAGATTGGCGACGCTTTCGAGCTTGGCGGTGAAGGGGAATCGCTCATCGAGGGAACCTCCGGAACCCCAGGGCGTGTAGTGGAAGAGTGGGTGTTATATAACGCTTGGATTAAGGATGTAGACCTTGGAGATCTCGATTATGAGTCAGATGATTTGGTCGAACTAGCCCTTACTCTTCGGTATGATTACGCAAAACTTAATACTGCTAATTCGCCCCATTCACCAGGCGTGCCTGGCCGAGAAGATGGTTTTGGTACCGGTCCTGCTATGAATATGGGCGGCTTTTAGTGGTGAGGCGCACAAATGGCTTTTTGGAGTGACTATGGAGTTGATTTCGCGACTGCCGATATTTCAGAACCGAAACAGCAATTCCGATTTATTGCGCTTATCGCAGGGCAGAACTCCCTTAAACCTTATCTGGTAAAGAGGGTAGACCGACCGAAGTTTCAAACAACGATTGATGTTGTTCGTCGGGGCGATAGACGACAAATGCCGGGGAAGAATCTACAGCTTGTAGCAGAGCCCTTGGGCGAACATACTATTGTATTCGCGGATGCGGCAGGTGGTAAAGATGATGTTTCTTTTTTCTTTTACTCCTTGTTACGGAAGAGTGGCTATCAGGGAGTGTTCGATCCGGCTGGAGCTATGAAGAGGGTGGATTTTTCTCCATATTGGCAAAGTATTGCGGTTAACATGCCCTTTATACGAGTTCACATGCTGGAGGGGAAAGGGGGTATATCGTCGTTGTTCGGTGGAATTCTTGGTGCGATAGGGGGGGCCTCCTACGACATCGCAGAAGAAATAATATATTATGATCCTATGCCCACTAATATTTCTTTTGGGGAGAATACTTACGAAGGGACAGAAATTATAGAAGTAAGCTTAACATTTGTTCCTAGCTACATTAAAATGAATAAAGATAATAAGTCTACAATGTTCTCAAAGACAGGAGAGATAACAGGAGAGCCAACCAAACCACAACTTTCCCCGTTGCCATTCCCTGGCACCACTTATGTGACCGGCTACGGGGATAGTAAGCTTTTAGGGAAACCAAAATTTATTTAACAAGAGGTATGTATGTCAATTAGAAATAATGAAGAGCGGGCAAAACACTTAATGAATCAAGATCCCCCTCCTCAAGTGCTGCAAGAGAGCGCCGCACCCCCACAACAAGGGGGCCTGAACTTTGTCATCCCCACGGAATTGATTGATCTGCCATCCAGAGGGGGTTTTTACGCAGAAGATCATCCTTTGCACAACGAAAAGACAATTGAAATTCGACACATGACCGCTAAAGAGGAGGAGATTCTAACGTCTCGTACTCTCCTAAAGAAAGGTGTCGCTATTGATCGGGTGATAAAAAACGTTATCATAGACAAAAGAATTAATGTGGATTCTTTGCTGGTGGGGGATAAAAACGCTGTACTGGTGTACTCCAGGATTTTTGCGTATGGGCCAGAATATGCAACAAAAGTGACGTGCCCCGCGTGCGCGGTCCCCTCAGAGTTCACCTTTAACCTATTGGAACATCAGCTTTCACATCCAGATGACTTTGAGGTTCCTGAGGCTGAAGGTTTTAAGGCCGCAGAGGATGGAAAGTTCATTATCTATCTGCCTCGTACTAAGGCTGTTGTAGAGGTTCGCTTGCTCACTGGGAAGGACGAAGCGCAGCTAATTAAGGCGACTGAGATGCGGAAGAAGAAAAGATTACCTAACGCAGAAGTGGGTCTCGTAGATCAAATGTTGCAATTTGTGGTTTCCATCAATGGCGTTACCACCAAGTTTGATCTAAAAAGGTTCCTAGAGAGCATCCCTGCCGGGGACTCCCGATATTTAAGGTCTATCTATCAAAAACTATCTCCTAATTTGGACTTGTCACAAGAATTTGATTGTGTCGAATGTGGACAGACCACATTCATGGAGGTACCGTTTACCCCTGAATTTTTTTGGCCTAGACAATGATTACATGAAACAAGTATTTGAGCAGTTTTTCCTGCTCAAGTATCACGGTGGATGGAGTCTTACGGAAACCTATAACTTGCCGGTGGGGCTTCGTAATTGGTTTATGGAAAGGCTTGCTAAACAAATCGAAAAAGAAAACGAGCAGGTTGAAAAGGCAAATAAGAAATCCAAGTGATAAATAGAGCCAGGACTACGGTCCTGGTTTTGTTTTGTATAACTATTTACAAGAGAGGGTTTTGCCATGAAAGAAGAACGTGTTATAGATTTGCAGAGTGTACAGGAGGGAGCGGCTTATGAGATGTTGGGGGCAAATATTAAATATATTTTATCTCAAATGTTTGCAGGGGCCCCCATAAACACCATTGTAAAAGGTCCACCGAGCCACGTAAAAGCGTTTGTTGACTCGTTACGTAAAGAACGAGATTATTTATCGATGGCGAACACCTACGGGTGGGATAACCCTAACACGTTTAGAAATAAAGCGAAACTTGCCACTTCTGCAAAGAACTTTGAAAGAGAAACTGGCCTAAAGTGGCCTTTTAAGTAGGATTTTTTATAAATGGCAATTGACCCAGCAGACATTCCCGGATTAGTAAGCGCCTTTGAGGCTGCTTTAAGAGGAGGAGGGACACGGGGCGGTGGCCCCGGAGGCACGCCAGCCGCCCCTACAGCCCCTGTGCTGCCCTCTGGTGCTGCCGGTGCTGAATATGAGAAGGTTGTAGAACAATTACGAAATGTGACTGCTATCTTGACAGAAGTCCAAAACAAGACTTTTGATATAAACAAGCTAACTGATGCACAGCGCCAGTCTTATGAAAAGATCAAAGATCTTGAAACCGCCCAGGTTGGAGAGGCAACTGAGAACCTACATGTTCAGCAGCAGAAAGTAAGAGAACTGGACAATGAGATATACTCTAGAGAGGCTTTGAGAAGGCAGATCGCGTCGCAGTTAAACGAGCAGCAGGCTATTATTTCTAGGCTAAACGAGAGAAGAAGGGAGGCAGGAACCCTTGATACTGAGGAGTTAGCCCGTCTTGATGCGGCGGTGGCTCGCGCAGACGAGTTGAGTGGCGTTAGGGCCAGAATTGGCCCTCTTCTAGAGGAAGAACTGGGGACACTACGGGACCAGCGCAAGATTGAGCAAGCAGGACTGGAAAACAATGAAGATACGATTGAAGGCCTTACTGCACTTCGCGAAGGCATGGATAATGTTCTAGGTAAAATAGGGCTTAGTTCTAGGGCTTACGATGACTCACTGTTTGCTAAGTTAAAGGATGAGGGCCTCAAGAAGAGTATATCCGAAATGGGAGCAACGTTTGGCAAGCTTGTTAGTGGGGCAAATCTGGCCGCAAAGGTAATGAAAATGCAATTGCAAGCCACTATAGAGATGGTTGCGGCTCAGGACGAGGCACAAGCAGGGTTCCAAAAAGCAACGGCTGCGGGAGCGCAGTATAATAATATCATCAACGACACACGGGTTAGCAATATAGAATATGGAACTACAATACAGGAATCGGCGAAGGCAACAGGAGACCTTTTTACTCAATTTAAGCAATTTTCTAGGCTGGCCCCCGAAGTGCAGCAGGACTTTGCAGACTTAACGGTTCAACTTGATGCTCTTGGCGTTGATAGTGTAACCTCCTCAAAAGCTTTTAATGAGATGTTTTCAACATTGGGCATGGGGGCCGAACAGGCACAAAATTCTATGTTGCACCTTGTGGGTGCTGCCAAGGCCCTTGAAATACCTTTGGGCCAAATGCAAGAAGAGTTTGTAGGGGCGATGGATCGTCTTGCCATGTATGGCGACAGGGCGATTGAAGTATTCACTAAATTGGCGGCAATGGCTAAAAGCGCAGGAATGGAGACATCGAAACTCTTAGATGTCGCCAGCCGGTTTGACACCTTTCAAGATGCGGCAAGCACTGTTTCAAGATTAAATGCGCTGCTTGGCGGCCCGTATTTAAATAGTTTGCAGATGGTTCATATGAGTGAGGAGAAAAGACTCGAAACATTGCGGCGTAGTTTAACGATGTCTGGGAAGTCATGGGCTGCAATGAACAAACTAGAGAGACAGGCTTATGCATCCGCAGCCGGATTTAGTAGTATGGCTGAGGCTGGAAAGTTCTTTAGTCAAAATTTGGCTACTTATGATGAACTGGCAAGCAAGGCTGATGCGGCTGCTGTGAGTGAAGAAGATTTGGCAAAGATGGCCGAACAGGCAGTTCCGATCATGAAGAAGTTTCAAGCTGTAATGTATCAGTTGGCGCTGGCGGTTTCTCCTATTATTGATTTCTTACATGGGATGATTCAACCCTTGGTCTGGCTTGCGGATGCTATGGGCAAGGCCACACCTTATGTGTTTGCGTTTGCCTCTGCCCTTCTTTACATGAAAGTGACCGGCGCCGCAGCCGCAGGGAAGCTTGGGCTTCTTGTTCTGGTTTTGTCAGGAATATATAGCGTGATTACTGCCAGAGCATCGCCGCCATTTTACATGCTATTATTTATTGTAGCTTTGGGTTTTTTCGCGATAGGAAAGGCCTTAAGCGCAATGGGCCCGATGGGTATTTTTGCGGCTCTGGCGCTGGGCGCATTAGGAGCCGCCATCGGTCTGGTGTTTTATGGAATATCTGCGATGCTGGACTCCCTAACAGAGCTTATAAAGTTAGATTTTCCTATCCTGGAGTTCTATGCGTTGGGAGCGGCGGTGATGGTGCTCGCTGGGGCTTTATCAATGCTTGGTAATCCTTTTGCATTAATGGGGATGATGGCTATGGCTTCATTCTTGGGGGACCTCCAGATGAATATTACACCCACTCTTACTGGAGGGATGGAGGCTTTGGGACAGGTGATTGACACTACCACCAACATCGAGCCGGCAAAGGCTGAAGTAGCGGAACGTGTGTTGGGGTCTGTAAAGGGGGTAATTGAAGCAGCCGCAGATTCTGACTCTGCTAATGTGGCGGCGTCAGCCGATCTTTTGAGCGCTATTGCTACCCTCAATAAGTCGGTTATGGCATCCACAGCAGCCACACAACAAGCCGCCGCCGCTACAGGTGGAGAAAGAGAGATAAAATTATATATGGACTCAGAAGGTCGTCGCCAGTTTGCGCGGGGTACTGCAAAAGACATGAAGCGCGCACTTGGTAAAGAATTAAAGATAACAACATCATAGGAAAAGATAAGAATGAGAGAGCCTGCATTAAAGATACGAGCGGTGAGAAATATTGGGGTTACCCTTATATTGAATATTTCCACAATGCAGGACTTTGTGGATAGCGTTCAAGCAGAATATAGTACTCGTAACGTATATGCCCGTCCTGACCCTATAATTACTTACACCAACACAGCGCGGAAGATAACCATGAACTGGGTGGCTCAAACCCACCGCAGTCCTTTTTTACTCTCTGCCCTTCGCAGCCTTCAACAGATGTTGTATGCTTCATATGCTGATTATGGCGGGAGAAAGATTATCAAGGAGCCACCTTTATTCCACCTGTCTTTTGGCACTGCCAACTTTGGAGGAGATGGACAAAAAGCATCAGAATTTCAGATGACACCGTACCTCCAACTAAAGAATGTGTATGGAGTCTTTGATAAGTTTGATGTTCAATTGTTTGAAGGGAAGGCTGTTAAGCATCGCCGTGGTAATACGTTGCCCGATCGAGTGGCTATTAACTCCACATTCACGGTTCTCCACAATCACTTCCCAGCGATAGTGACAAAAGGAGTTACCATTACGAGTATCAAGGGAGGCGGAACTTTGGGCGGCAGCGGGAGAGGTGGTCCCCGTGCCGTCCCCGGAGAGGTGGTGGATGAAGCATCAACTGCGCGCACTCTAACGGCGGAAGCTACAGAGGTGGTAGAAGCTACCGACACGGAGAGTGTGGTGGGGAGTTCATACACGGGGGCTGTTACGAAGTCTATTACCACGTCTGGGACAGGTGAAACTGCTGCAACTCAAGTACTTTATGGCCTTAACCCTGCGGCAACGGCAGAGTTTGGGGAAGGCTACCATCAGGGAAGATTGAGCGGAGGCGTAGATATAGAGAGCCCCGAGCAGCAGGCGTTCCTCCGAGATGTATTCGAGGCAGAAGCCGGGGGTGCAGAGGTTAAGAGGATCGAGACACGCCCGAACCCCGATGGAACATACGCGACGGAAGCCATCCTGCGGGATCATTAGTTATAATAAGGAGTTATACAAGTGTCAACAATTTCTAGGTATTCAAATCGACGCGTTTTAAGAAATAATCATGAAATTTATCAAAGTTATTTTGATGAGCGCGGCATAAAACAATTTATACAATATAATTCCCCCAACCTTTCCTTTCCCACAAAGGAACAAATAGCTACATTTACCACAAAAACTCATCTTGTGAACAACAGCGATAGGCTCTCTACACTGGCTTTTGACTACTATGAGGACGCGACGTTGTGGTGGGTCATTGCCTGGTTTAATAAAAAGCCAGGGGATTTTGCCATTAGGCCAGGGGATGTATTATATATACCGTTCCCTCTTGAGCATATACTGGCGACGTTTGGGTATTAATAATGGGCTTGCAAGGTTTAAACTATCCATCACCTCAATGCATCTTGAATGCGTTGTTGGTAAAAGGTAAGCTCCCAGGAGGGGAGATTTATACTTCTTTCGGACAACTTTTTCCAGGGGGTGATGCTAATACATTTATGTCTGAGCTTTTTCGTACCGGAGAAGCAGATGCTTTTTTTGGAAGGTTAAGCTCTTTACAGCGCGCTGCTTTGATGCCTTATATTCGTATTTTTATTCTTGACGCTAAAGGCAATGCGGAGGAGATTCCTTTTTCCATGCAGGACCAGTCTGTGCGCGGGACTCCAAGTAAGAATCCCTTGGGGCTTAAGTTGCATGGCGATGTCGGTATCGCATCCGTTAATATTGAAGATCTTACTTCTCAACCGGAGGAAGACGGGAGCCACATGGTGGTGAATCTCACTCTTTTCTTGAAGAGCTTGGTGGGGCTGAATCAAAAATTTCCTAATAGCCGCCATAGCATAGCGAGCCTCATAACACGCCGTGATCCTGAAGACCCTACGTTTGATCCTCTCGATAATCGAATAAGAATGGTGGTAGGGTGGGGCAATTCAGATCCCAGCGTAGGGGGCCAGCGTGTTCTTTCTAGCAAGTTGCGTAAAGCAGTTCAAAAATCACGGATGGTTATGGATTTGGTCCTCAGGGATCATTCCTTTTCCATGCAGGAGAATGGCAATGTTGAGCTAGAGATTGTCTATAATGCGGCGGTGGATGGCTTTTTTAGGAGCAGCAAGACGAATGTTTTGAAAACGTTGAGTGCTGTTGTTGAACGAAAGATTCGCGCCAAGGAGAAATTAATTGGAGAGATTACGAAGGAGTTGGATGACGGAGGGTTGAATGAAGATAAGCGTCAAGAACGGACCGAGCGCCGTACTAAGCTGCAAGAGGACATCCATAAGCTTCTTGGGCAGGAGAACGACACCTTTTATTATGGGCTGTTCCAGGCGCTGATGCTCTATATGAAGCGTATCGATGTTCCGAAATCTCTCTTGAGCATCGAAGATCCAAGTAAAACGTTTGCTTTGGGGTGTGACGAGATTGCGGCATCGTTAGATCAGGCACACGCTGTCTCTACTGCGGGTGACCGTGCCCCTCCCAGTTGGGCAGGTTTTACTTTTGATTCCAACGCACAGGATGTGTGGCAGATAATTAAAGAAAAGGAGGGGGGGGACCCCTTCAAAGAGTTGTACGATCAAGGGTGGATGTCAGATGATCCTGAAATTGTGGAGGAGCAGGCGGGTTATACAAGGCTGTATTACTTCAGGTTTGGGCACATTTTGGAAGTTATGAACGAGAAACTCCTCCATACTATTGAAAGTAACGCGTCTTTAACAATAGCACAACGGACTAATCTTCTTCGTCAATTGCCATATATTTTCTTGGGGCCCGTTGAAATTTCCTCCGAGTTGTGCATAAGAGAGGACGGCTCAGCAGCTATAACGACCACGGATGTGAAGAATATGGCGGACGTCCCAATCGAGGCGGGTACATTTTTAAATTGGTTTGCTAATCGTTTTGTGCGCTCGGGGGCTCGTACTCTTACGTATATGACTATGTTAAATGCATTGGTGAAGGATCTAATGCCAAAGGCATTGGGGGAGGGGGAAAAGTGCTTCACTCCTGGGGCTCAATCGCCTGTGCTTTATCCCATGATGTCTCCTATAAACTACAAAGATGAGAATAGGTCGATACCACAGTGGGGGGATAGAGGAAGAGCGATATTTTTCTCCACGGATATGCTTCGGCAGAAGTTGATATATCCCAAGAATTTTGGTCCTACAATGGATAATCAACGATTATTTAATGGACTTGTTATTCATATGGCTGCGTATTCTAATGTAAATCTTGATTATAAATTAGCATCAAACATGGGGAAAGGAATTTATCATGTCATGCCAGGACAAGGGAACGGCCCCCTTCTTAGTTTTCAGTTCAGTAAGAACAACCAGCCATTTCTGGCAGAAGCCAAAACTGTGGGAGATTCGGGCGTAGGCCTTGGCGAAGATATTAGTGGGGGTAACGTGTACAATGTAGAGCTAGGTTTAATAGGTAATACCTTTTTCAAGGTAGGGGGGATATTTTTTGTGGACCCCATTGCCATTGGACTCGGGAATGTCTCCAACTCGGCTAGTTTGGCGCGTAAGCTTATGATCGGAGGCTACTATGTTACAACAGGTCTTTCGTATGAGATCACCCCTGGCGACTTTCTTACTCGGGTGGAGGGTGTCTACACTCCTGGGGCTCCCAAGGAGGGGGGACTCGGTGCGTATCGCGTGAGGATTGCGGAAGACAAGAAGAAGAGGAAAGAGGCCGCACGCAAGGAACTGAAAGAGAAAAGTTTATTCCCGGACCTTTACCGGAAAGGCATGGATTGGTGGGGATTGAGTGCGCCTCTGGACGCGATTGATGATTGGTGGTATGATAAAGATCAACTGGATGGGGAATAAAAGGAGGTGAAGGAGAGTGATTGACTTTGATATACTGTTAGGATCGGAAAGGAATTCTACGTTTCCTAACTATGATGCTGATAGCCCTTTTCTACCGGGAGAGGAGCCTGCCGAATATACTGAGGCCATAAATGACATTATGGAGGGGATTAACCACCCTGTTATCCCTGAAGGTTCTAATCGCCTAGCTAGAAATAACTTAGCCCAACAGTTCACCGAGAAGCTTCTCTACAAACCGGCACTTCTCCAGACTCAAAAGAA